AAGCATTTGCAACAGGTGGAGAAACAGGAAAAGAAGCATTCAAGAAAACAACAGATGCGCTACTTGCAATGAAAGATCCTTTTGAACAAAATGCAGCAGGTGTTGCACTTTTTGGAACTCAATTTGAAGATATGGGAATAAAAGGAATTTCCGCTTTAGTAAATACAAAAGGTGAGATTAGTAAAAATATTGATGCTTTAAGTAAGATCAATCAAATTAAGTATAATACATTTTCTGAAGCAATGACTGGTATCAAACGAAATCTTGAGACAGGTATTCTCTTGCCTTTAGGTGAAAAAATACTTCCTGTACTTAGTCAGTTCTCATCTTGGATAACCGCACATATGCCAGAAATTAAAAATGAAATTGCTTTTGCTATGGAAGTTATCGGTGGTGTATTAGGTGGTTTTATTAATATAATTGAAGGTCTTGTTAGTGCTTTTCAAAATTGGGGTACAGAAAACAAAAATACTATAGATGGTTTTTCTACTATATTTTCAGGTTTTGTAGAATGGGCAAAAGGAATTTTTACAACATTCGTTGATATTATTAAAGTAGCTCTAGAAATCATCAAAATTTTATGGGATAAATATGGGAATGACTATTTAAATATTATTAAGCCTATATTTGAAGTTATTCAGACAGTGATATCAACAATAATAAATGTCATTAAAGATATAATAAGTGTCATTTTATCAGTTATTAAGGGAGACTGGTCGGGAGCATGGAACGGTATTAAACAAATATTTGTCGATATTTGGAATGGTATGGCTAATATATTACCAAATCTACTATCTGCAATTGTAAATGTTATAAAATTACAATTTACCATATTTGAAGATATTGGGAAAGGATTATTTAATAGTATTTGGGATGGAATGAAGTCAATTTGGGATGGCATATCTAGTTGGGTAACGGATAAAGTTTCTTGGCTTGTTAAAAAATTAGCCTTTTGGAGAAGTGGTAACGAAGAAATGGATGGAGATAATGGGGCAGATGGTTCTCATTTTAATGGTTTAGATTATGTCCCGTTTGATGGTTATAGAGCTATTCTGCATGAAGGTGAACGAGTATTGACAAAGCAAGAAAACAATTCATACAGTAATAATTCTGGAAGTGGTCTTTCCGTAATTATAGAAAATTTTGTAAATAATAGAAAACAGGACATTCAATCTTTTGCAGAGGAATTAGAATTTTATAAAAGACAAGCTGAATTAGCGAATGGAGGTGCTTATTAATGAGTGCTTTTTTTATTTTTAATAATATTGATAGTAGAGATATGGGTATAATCGTTAATAAGTTGCCTTCAATCACAACATCTGAAAAGAATATTGATAAAATTGAAATTCAAGGTAGAGATGGTTTTTTATTAATCGATTATGGCACATATAAAGGATCAGTAAAATCTGTAGAATGTACTTTAGATAATGGAAATGTTGATAATATTTGCGCTTGGTTAAATGGTAGTGGAGAAGTATTGTTCAGCAATGAAAACGATAAATTTTATAAAGCAGTAATAATCAATCAAATTTCATTAAATAAAATTATTCCAATTCTACATAATTTTATTGTTCAATTTGAATGTCAACCACATAAATATAGTGTTTGTAATGACTTGGTAACTTTAACAACATCACCTACAACATTATTTAATTCATCCACAACATCGAGCAAACCAGTAATTAAAGTATATGGAAATGGGTCAATATACCTAACGATTAATAGCAACACGATACATCTAACTAATATTGCTGATTATGTAACAATTGATTCTAACTTGATGGATTGTTATAAGGACAGCACACTTATGAATAAAAATATGTCTGGTGATTTTCCGGATCTTATAGTTGGAACGAATGTAATTAGTTGGACTGGTTCGGTTAGTAAAGTAGAGATAAAACCAAATTGGAGGTGGTTATAATTATTTGCTTATATGATTCAAAAGAAGTAAATTTCGAAAATAATGGAATAGTTGTTTTAGCAGAGTTGATTTATTGTTTAATAACTGAAGAGATAAATGGTTTATATGAGCTTGAATTAGAATTTCCTTTGGATGATAGAGGTAAGTGGAAGTATTTATTAGAAAATAATATTATTAAAGCAGATGGACAATTATTTAGGATATATAGAAAAGTAAAAACTATGTCTGGTATTAAAGTTAATGCTAGGCATATTTTTTATGATTTAGTTGGAAATTTTATAGAAAATGTTGAAATTACTAATCAAAGTGGTTCTTATGCTTTAAATGCTGTATTAACAAATACTCAATATACACATGATTTTACAAATGAAAGTAATATTCAGAATACAAACTCAAAGGTTTTTATTTATAAAAATCCTGTTGAAACAATAATGGGTACAGATGGGATTATTGCTACTTGGGGTGGAGAATTAATTAGAGACAACTTTATCGTTAAACTTATGGTTTCTCGTGGAGAAGATAATGGTATTTTAATAAGTTATGGTAAAAATATACAAGGAATCGAAGAGGATCTAGATATCTCAAATATTATTACTAGATTAATGCCTATTGGGAAAGATGGATTACTACTTCCTGAAAAGTATGTAGATAGTCCGTATATTAATAGTTATCCAAATCCAAAAATAAATGTGCACGAATTTACAGATATAGGTATAGACGAAGATAATAATATAACTGAAGAAATAGCAGTAGAACAACTAAGAGTTGCAGCAGCTAATTATTTTATAAATAGTAAAATAGATATTCCTCAATTTAACTATAAAGTTAATTTTATAGAATTGTCAAAAACAGAAGAGTATAAAAAATATTTGTTTTTATTAGATAAAGTATCCCTTGGTGATTTGGTTACTATTAAACATTCAAGATTAGATATTGATCTTAGTGCTAAAATCATAAAAATTGTTAAGAATATTATTACAAATAGGATAGAAAGTCTTGAACTTGGAAACTTCAAAAACAATATTGTTTCAAGTTTAATTGCATCAATAAGTAATATTAAAATAGATATTCAAAAAGCTAATGATTATGTTGATTTGCAATATCAAGAAACTAATACCATATTGACTAATTTATCACTTGATATTTCAAACTTTTCATCTGATGGTTACATATCAAGAGCAGAGGCAAACGCTTTAAAAAATGATCTAATACAATTAGAAACTGAATCTGCTGATTATATTATGATAGCTGAAGAATTAGACATTGTAGATGAAAAAGATGCTTATTCTACTGCTTTGTTAGCTTTAGGAAACGAATTAAGAACTAATTGGATAGACCAACAAAAATACCCAATAGAGATTAGTGTTGAACAAAGAGAAAATCTGAGCACATTGTTTCAAAATGTTGTTTTGGCATTAGCAGCATTAAAAAATAAAGTAGATTTAACAAAAGAAACATTCACAAAGTCATTTGTTGATAATCAAATTACTGAATTAAATACTGCTTTATCTGCATTTCAAACACAAGTGAATATTTATATTAATAATGGCCAAATTACACAAACTGAATCAGTAACATTAAGTGGTTTGTTTACTAATGTGCAAACTGAATCTAATGATATTATTGCTATTGCAGATGGGTTAAAAGCAATTGTAGATGGAACTGATTTAACAAATTTAACATCAGTAGAAAGTCATTATGTAAATGCAATAAATGACGCTTTAAATTCGATTGATGATTGGTTATTACAATCTACTTATCCAATTACAATTAAACCAAGTAAAGGTAAAACAGTAAATGGATATTTGAAGAAAGTTGAAACTACAAAAACAGCGTTAGAAACAACCATTACACAAATTGAGGCATCAAATGAATTAACTTACGTAGATCAACAAATATTTGAAGCAAATGTAGCTATTGTATCAATGCAAACAGATATAAATTCTTTTGCAAAAGATAATTTTATCAGCTATGATGAATCAGTTTCTTTAAAATCATCTTTTACCAATATTTTAGCAGAAAGTGCTGATGTAATTGCAATTGCAACTGATCTATCTGTAGATCAAACATTAATAAATAATTATCAGAATTCATTAACTGGTACTGTCGCATCTTGTGGGGTAGATGGATTACAGGTTGAATTGGCAAAATGGGTTGATTTACCATTAATTGATTACCCTAAGAAAATGAAAACATCAGAGAAGAAAGCATTATTAAATAAATTCAAATTAGTCATGAGTACTAAATTAACTTTAAATAATGCAATCACAATAGCAACACCTGGATACACTATTGATGGAGAAATATCTAT